AAGATAGGTTTATCTATAAGGAAGATACTTATGTAGAAGTAGTTATAGCTTCTGATAAGTATAATGAAAGCATAGAAATAGCTGATTTAGTAAAGGATGCCTTACAAGGTAAGAGGGGAATCTATTCTGGTATTAACATACAGGATATTAGAATGACTAATGCAGATGAAGATTACATAGAAGATACGTTCATTCAAAACCTTACATTCAACATAAAGACAAATGGCAGGACAAGTAATTAACGGTGGTGACTTAATGCTATTTATTGACGATAAGTCTATAGCATTTGCCACTAGCCACAAACTAAGTATAAATGTAGAAACAGTAGAAACCACTTCTAAGGATAGCGGTGGTAAATGGGTAGCTAAGGCTGCTAGAAAGATTAGCTGGAACTGTAGTACCGAGAACCTTTATTCTAATGATGGTGAAGGTATGACTTTTGACCAGTTATTTGACAAGCTGACAGCCAGAACACCTATTAAGGCTGTATTCTGTTTAGAGAAAGAATATTCAACAAAGAAAGATGAAGTGCCAGAAGGGGGATGGTTGCCAGCCACTACTGGAACATATTCGGGTAATGTTATTATTACAGCACTTGAAGCCAATGCACCTAATGGAGATAATGCAACATTTACAGCTTCATTTGAAGGAGTTGGGGCACTTGCAAAGACAGCATAATTATAAGCCTTTATATCTCTAGGTTATGGAGGTGTAAAGGCTTTATTATTTAATACTTATTGATATGACTATTAAAGGACAAGACTACAAACTGAAATATACTCTTAGAGCCTTATTTATCTATGAACAGATTACAGGTAAGGCATTTGAGCTAAAGACTATCACAGATGAATATCTATTCTTCTACTGTGTCTTAATGGCTAATAATCCAGACAGTTCACTAACCTTTGAAGAACTGATAGAAGCCATAGATGAAGATATGGGTATTATGGTAGAGTTCCAGAACTTTTTAAAGAAGGAACTGGAGAAGCAGCAGCTATTCATTACTAATAATGCGGATGCTAAAAAAAAGTCCTAACCACTAAGGAGATATATTCAGCCTTAGTAATAGAAGGTGGACTAGACCCAGAATATGTACTAGACAAGATGCAAATGTATGAGTTAGAACCACTAATTAGCAATTTACATAAGAAGGACAGAAATAGCTGGGAACAGGCTAGAATGATAGCTTATGTAATTGCACAATGTAACAGCACTAAGAAGTTAAAGCCTACTGATATAATGCAGTTTACTTGGGATAGTGATACTACAGGAGAAACATCTATTAGTAATGAAGATATTAAGAGATTGAAAGAGAAAGCTAAACAATATACAACACATAATTAAATATGGCTGATTTAGTAACCAGACTATTATTAAATAGTAGTCAATTCGATAACAACATAAGACAGTCCACACAACAAGTACAAGAGTTTCAGCAGGTAGGAAGGAATATCACAGCCACTATAGGAAGATTTGCTGGTGTGCTAGGTATAGCTATGACTGCTGGGGAAGCATTTAATGCTGCTGTTAATAGTTCCAGAGAAGCACAACAGGACTGGAATACTGTAGTAGGTACTGCTAAGACTACTGTAGATAACTTCTTTTCGTCTTTATATAGTGGTGATTGGACTGTATTTGAGAATGGGATGTTAAATGCTATCGGACTAGCTAAGAGATATACAGAAGCCTTATCTAATGCTAAGATGGCTATGGCTATTGGTGAATCTAAAGCAGATAGATTAGAAGCAGAAAGAAATAACTATGAATACCTTATTACTAAGAAGGGTATTAGTAATGAAGAAAGGACAGCAGCCTATAACACTTACATAGAATTATCCAAGAAGGAAATCTTAGAGAGGGAAAGTAAAAGTAAGTACTTCTGGGAACAGATTCAAGAAGTAATGAAGGCTAAAGGTGTTACTGGTATCAATGATGCTAGGGAAGCACAGAAACTATATGAGAGTTTATTAGACCCGTCTACTAAGGAATATGCAGATTTAGAGAAGTACAAGCAAAGGAAGTCAGATGCTAAAGGTACTAGGAATCTAGGTTACTTAATGATGATTAGCGGTGCTGGTACAGGTGGTGAAGGATTAGACACTTATACTAGAGGTGTTAAAGAACTGGAAGAAGCTACAGATGAGAGCCTAGAGAATATGATTAGATTCCAGAATATCTTTACTTCGGAAGTCGGTGAAGAAGTAAAGGATATGCTAGATAAGGCTATAACCTTTACTGATAAGGTAGGAACAATCAAGAAAGATATGTCTGATGCAGGACAGGATTTAAAGGATGGTCTTAATAATGGAGAGGTTAAATTAAAACCTGTTATTCCTACTGGTTCATTAGTAGAACTGGATGCACAGATAGCATCTTTAAGAAAGGAATTAAACCTAGCTATTAGTAATGAAGATAGGATAAGAATCAATGCTGAACTAAATGCACTTACCGAACAGAAAAGGGTAATAGAGTTCCAGTACAAATATCCTAATGCACCTATTGGTAAGTTAGATGGCAAACCTGCTGGTTTGGCTGGTATGGTGAAGCCAGAAATACCTACTTCACTTCCTAAGTTTAGTAGCCCTGTTACTAATAAGAATATCAAACTGAATAATGAGTATGCACAAAGTTTAGGTGCTATAGCTTCTATTATGGGTTCTGTAACCAATATGACCAATGAAGGTGCGGCAGCTTGGTTAAGTTGGGGTGCTAATTTGATTAGTGCTGTAGCAGCAGCTATCCCACAAATTGTAGCATTAACTACAGCCAAGAAAGGTGAAGCTATTGCCAGTGGTGTAGCCAGTGCAGCCCAAACCCCGTTTGTAGGATGGTTGTTGGCAGGTGCAGCAGCAGCGGCTGTAGTAGCAGCTTTGGCTAGTATTCCTTCCTTTAGTACTGGTGGTATATTCGCTGGCAATAGTACTATTGGAGATATGAACCTAGCTAGGGTAAATGCTGGTGAAATGATTCTTAATAACAGACAGCAAAGGAATCTGTTTAACCTGCTTAATGGTAATGGGATTATAGGTTCTGCTGGCGGTGGTCAGGTAGAGTTTAAGATTAGAGGCAAGGAACTTGTAGGAGTTCTAGCCAATTACAATAATAAAACAGCTAAAGTAAGATGAAATATACAGCACAATTCTATGATATAAATGAGAAGCTATACACATTGGAAATAGGTTCTGGAGAAGTGCAGAACATTACTTTATCTGCTACACCATTCATAACCGAGTTAGAAACTTCTGATTCACATTTATATAAACCTTGTAAGTATAGCAGTGCTACTATAGGAATGATTACAGACGATTATAAGTTTGATTTGTATAGTAGTACAGCACAACAGAATAAGGTAGTTCTTAGTAATACTGATGGTATTGTATGGGTTGGGTATGTAACACCCAATCTATATAGCAAAGGCTATGAGAATGAATTAGAAGAAATAGAGGTAGAAGCCATAGATGCACTTAGCACATTACAATATTATAAGTACACCACTATAGGCGGCAAGAAGAATATAGTTTCATTTACCCAGATTATAAACCATCTGCTTGGTAAATGTAATGCTTATAGTTCTTTCTATATTTCAGATAATACACAATTAAATGCTACATCTGACTTTTGTTTACCTAGTAAGATGTATATCAGTGAACAAAACTTCTTTGATGAAGATGATGAACCTATGACTATGCAGGAAGTTCTGGAAGAAGTTTGTAAATACCTTAATGTAACTGCTGTAGCTGATGGTGATAAGGTTTACTTCTTAGATTATGATGCTATTAAAAATGGAATCAATACTTACTATAGATTTACTGTAGGAACAGAAACACCTACTAAGGTTACTTTGCAGCAATCTAAGGAAATAGAAGCCAGTGATTATGTTGAAAATGGTGGTCAGTTATCCTTAGATAATGTATATAATAAGGTTACTGTTAAAGACAGTCTATACAGCTTTGACAGCATTATACCTAGTATCTGGGATGAGAAGTATTTAACTAACTATGGTGGTAGCTGGTCTTATGTGCAGGAAGTAAATGAAGATGGCAAAGGTGGTATGCACAAATGTTTCTTTAAATATCTGAAGAACAATAACTATAAGTGCTACTATTATAATAAGACCACATTAGCACAAGTATCAGAACCTTCTACTATTAATTATGCTACTACACAAAACATAGTAGGTGCTACTATCTGTAAGGCATTCTTTGATAAGGTTACTGATTTTAATAAAAAGTACAACAACATTAACTTTACTGACTATGTATTATTACACGTTCATAATACTTATGATGGTAAACTAAGACCATTATTCGAACTTACAGTAAATGATAGTAATGTTAGCTTCATTGGTGGTTCTACCTACTTAATTATTAAGGGTAATTTTCTGTTTATGGATAGACCTGATGAAATGTATATTATGCAGGGATATGCAAATAAGGATGATAACTTTAATCCAGATAACCTTTACATAGACTGTAAGCTAAAGTATGGTAATATGTACTGGAACGGTTCAAAGTGGACTAGTACAGATTCCACATTCAAACTATACTTTGACAATCAAGGACAAACAGACCACTGCATTAATAGATTATTTCCAGTGAAGAACAATATTACTTGGAATATGGGAATAGACGGTGAAGGCTATGCTATTCCAATGCCAAATACTAGTGAAGTGATTACTGGAAAACCTACATTTACATTATACCATCCTCACAAAGTGGATAATAGTTATAGATGTGATGCTGTCTGGCTAAGTGATTTTGATATACAGGCAAAAGTTCAGAACTACCAAAAAGATGAAGATAAGGATTCTGATACAGAATATAGCAATATTATCAATGAGGACTTTGTTAATGAAATGGATTCAGAAGATTTTGCTATATGTACTTGGGATAATAAGGAATGCAATTATAGTTCAGTTTGCTATAGTCCTAATGGTTCTTCGTTCACTTATCTGGATAATGTGTACAATAAGGCTACTAAGCAGATGTATAGACAGGAAGAACATCTTATATATAGGCTGGTAACGCAATACAGCACACCTTCTGCAATTCTGAATCTAAACTTACAGAACAAATTTAAAGTATATGCCACTATGACAGATAACCATCTTCCTAATAAGACCTTCATAGTAGACAGTATCACTACCGATTATAGATTGGGTAAGCAGGAAATACGATTAATAGAGAAGAAGTAATATGCAATTTACAAGAATAAACATAAGTAAGACATTTCGTAATGGTGAAATTAATGCCAGTAACATAACTAGTTCTGGTATTGGCGGTGGTGGGAGTTCTAATATCGACCTTTCTGGCTTTGTCAGATTAAGAGGACAAACCAGCCAGACTATAGAAGGTGCAGTAGCAGCTACTAGAGATATTGTAGCTTATCAGATAAATCCAGAAGCAGGAGACTTTCAGTTTCCTATTGCTTCTGTTGATGCTTTAGGTACAATCAAAGTAGGTAACGGACTTAAAATAAATGAAGATGGAACTTTGTCTGTAGATGGTGAAATTGGTGGTGGAATAACAGAAGTTAATTGGGGTGACATTCTAAATAAACCTATATTTGCAAACGTTGCAACAACGGGTAGTTATAATGATTTGACCAATAAACCTACTATACCTACCAATAATAACCAACTTACTAATGGCGCTGGTTATATTACAGGAATTAACTTATCAATGTGGAACGGTGCAGCCACATCCGTAGGAAATAAAACTATAGGTAATTCCACTAATGGGAATTATATAGATATTGTGGAAGATTTAAGGATTACACAAAATTGTACATTCAATAAGACACCTAAAGTTGGTAATACGAATATAGCTCTGGTAACGGATATTCATACACATAGTAACAAAAGTTATCTGGATAGCATTAACCAAAATCTTTCAACATCTTCAAATGTACAACACGCACAAGTTAAGTCTACAGGTGAAGTCATTGCCTATTCAACTGGAGCAGGAACACAATCACCATTTAAGTATTGGAAGCCTTCTGTATCTTCTTCTGGTGTACTAAGCTGGACTAATTCAACAAGTGAAACAACACCTTCCAGTGTAAATATTAAAGGACAAGGCGTAACTTATCAATGGTCTGGAACTTCTTTAAGATTGGGCACTATTAATAGCGGTGGTAGTACTACTTGGGGTAGTTATGTTAATTTGAAAGGTGATAGTGGTAGCGGTTCTGGAAGTTGGAACGGCGGTCAAGTAAGCAACACAATTATTACCCCTAATTTGTGGATTAATACAACAAATAGCGGACACAGGTTGGCGGTAAATGGTTCAATGAATATAGCAGGTATTAGCATCTTTAATGATAATGCCACATTTAGAAAGTCAAATACCAATACACGTATATGGGGTAACGCCATTGATGCGTGGAGCGATACAACAGCAGGTAGACCGCGCTTATGGGTTAATTATTACAAACCTTCTGGATGGAGTTATCAAAGTGAGTTTTTTATTGGTAATGGTGATGGAAATGGAACACAAGTAGCAACAATAAATGCAGATGGCAATGGAAAGATATTAATAAAAAATGGCACTGGTACATTATCTGATGCAAGGCTTAAAACTATTTTCAATAAACAGGAGAATATCTTAGATAGGATTCAAGATATTAATGTATATGACTATACAAGAAATGATGATGAAGATAAGATATTGCGTACTGGAGTACTGGCACAAGAAGTAGCTAAAGTATTTCCAACGTTGGCTGTTGCTAATTATACGGATGAAGTAACAAATGAAAGATATTACACTGTTGATTATGCAACATTAGGAGCAGTTATTTCAATAGGTGGTTGTAAGGAACTGCACAGCATTATCAAGGAACAACAAGTAAAGATAAATGAATTGGAATCCAGATTAGCAAGTTTAGAAACTAAAACCATTTAAAGGATGAAGAAACTAATTAGATGGTTAGCCAAAGTATTTAAGGCTAATATCATTGTAGAAAACATAGTGTATAAAGAAAAGATAATATATAAGCCATTGGAAGATAAATTATCTGGCAGTATCTCTTTAGATGGTGATTTGTCTGTAGATGGAAGTATAGAAGCAACAAAAGATATAGTATGTTATAAGAGTAAAACCAATTAATTATGGCTAAGTTAGGAGCAACAAATATATCAATAATGGATGTCCGTAATATATTGGGCTATCCATCAACAGACTTAGGTACATTATGCACTTGCAATAATATAAACCCGTGGTCAAAATGGAAACCTATTCATTGTGCCAATACACTTACACTCACTGATGCGTTATTGAAAAATAATAAATATGGCATTAAGATCCTAGAAGCAAACAATCCTGGTGCACTTGTAAATTTGATTGTTCAAAATAACAATTTAGGGTATGAGTATGATAAGCCTAGAGGCGGTTCTTTCAGCCCTTATAGATTGGGAGACTTCCGTAATTATTACCACAACGCTTTATTGCCTGTATCAGCATTTTATGATGATGGGGATACAATACATATTGGAGGTATAACATCATCCAATCACGGCAGTTATGAAGCAATTATAGAAGGAATGAAATTACCCGATTTAGAACCTGCAGAAAGTGATTACATATCACAAGGAATGCTATACGATTATCTCGATTATTCAGGAGATAAAATACCATTAAAGAAAGGAGTATATTTTACAGATGGGACAAATGATTGTTGGTATAGTGGAAATCGCACAGGGTACCGGCGTACCGCGCTGCACCTGCGGTGGTATCATCAAACCCGATGTTGTGCTCTATGAGGAATCGCTTGATGAGTATACATTGGATAAGAGCCTTGCATATATCCAGAACGCGGATATTTTGATCATTGGCGGCACTTCGCTTGCCGTTTACCCGGCTGCCAGCCTGATTCATTATTATCGGGGTAAAAAGTTGGTGCTGGTCAATAAGACCCCAACCTCGGCGGATGCCAAGGCCAATCTGGTGATTCACGGCGCGATTGGAGAAATCTTCTCGCAACTGTAAGTGAGTAATGTATTCCCGTCCGCAGGCGAAAATGGGTCCGGGCCTGAGACCCGGCGCGATCCAGCCGCGCAGGCTGGCCGCTCGCCGCAGCGAGCGGAATCTTCTTTGATTTTCCCATCGGGAAAATCAACCAAAATAAACAAGAAAAGCGCGACTCACAAGTCGCGCAATACTTCGCGCACAAAGTGCGCTCATAAGAAAGACCGTCCGATGGGACGGTCTTTCTATTTGGTACGTTTGGGTTGAAACCCGGGGCGGACACCTGGTTTCAAAAGGGGAGTTTCGCCATCTGCGGATGGCAACTCAGGGCAACAGTGCCCGCGTGTTAGAGCCTTGGCCGAATAAGTCGGCCACAGCCTTGCGGGAAAACGCCC